GAAGCGAATCACATCCCCACCGAACGCCTGCAAATCAATCTCAAAGAGGTCAAGCATTGCGCCAACGCCAGCATCAACACTTTCGATAATCAGCTCTGCCGGAATGTCTCTCATCGCGGCACCTGCTCAAAGTCGGCTGAAAGCTTGTAATGGCCTCCAGTTTTAACGAGCGACCATGATCGGCATACGAATAACGCCTGCGTTCCGGTATCCGATGGCGTCCAGTAAAAGGGCTCCACTGCCATGCGCGCTCTGAGAAAAGCATTTGCCTGTTTTGCCACATTTGGACGCGAACACTTCGCATCATCCACACCTACAAACTCCAGTGAATATTTGTCCATGAGCGGGTTAATGCCTTTGGTCTGGCGCTGCTCATAACCATCTCCAAGCTTCACCACTGCCACATTTGGCGTGCGATTAGCCGTGAAGCCCTTTTGGGGGCTCCAGATGAATGTTTCTGGCATTGAATACTCCGGTGTAGAATGGCACTGCATAACAATGCGCATCATAAAAATTTGAGGAAATTTATATGCTTGATATTTCTGAAATGACTTACGAACAGCGAGATCTTATTGTTTTACGTAGTGCCATGCAGTTTGTAATCAGTGTGCTGAGTGATGAGCAGCGTGACCGCTTACATGAATTGGCTAATGGAGCTAAAAATGGCGCAACTGAGAGCGAGGATGAGGACATTAGAAGCCTTACTCCTGAGCTGTTTGATGAAGTAATTAAGCTGTTCAAAGATTCTGACATTAGATAGAAATGATACGGGTGGGTTACTTTTTCCTTAGCATTCCACCCGGCCTTTGTTGATCTCTCATTATCATCATCATGTCCGTCGACCAAGCCTGCCTGAGTCGCTTAACCGTGCCGTCATCAATCCCGCCAGTTGTATTTATAGTCAGGTTCATTGTTGGGTTAAAGGATGCTCCACCATCGGTGCGACCGATATCGCTGTTGCTAATCACTCGACCATTATCACCCGGGATCATGTACTGGTTGCCGTTACTGGCTTTGTAGATTTCAGGCTTCCCACCCTCACCTACCCGATACATCGAATTGCCGTTAACCGGGCCACCATGCTCGCGAGCGCCAGCTACAGCCATACCTTTGCTAGCCAACAGTGCCGTTGAATATGCAGTTGTACCGACAGATGATGCCGACCCCATGGTAGCGATTGATGCACTAACTGCCGCAGGCGCCCACATTCCTGCTGCGGCGGTAGCTTGCGCGGCAGTGGCACCCAACGCTGCTGTTGCTGCAACCTGCCCCATCATCATATTTTTGACGTACTGAAGCCCCATCTCGACTAGACCGCCGATAACGCTGTTGAGTATTGTACTTCCTATATTTGCAAATGCTTCGCTAAGACTCTGTGTGCCGTTCAATAATCCGGTGATAGCGTTTGTTGCCCCTCCCTGTAAAGAGTCTACTGCATCCGCAAGCAGGCTGTTGGCGGCGCTTTGGTTTCGATAAATCTCCCACTGAGCATCCGTTCTCTGCTGCTCATATTGCATGTTGGCAGCATTCATCAATGACAAGCCTTGCTGCTCAGTAATAACTCTCTGGTCAGTAAACTTCTTAATTAAGGCGAGCTTTTCAGCATTTTCATTAGCTAATTGCTGCACAGGATCAATTGCGCCAACGGCTTGTAAGGCTGGGGATGTTGTCTGCTGTGACCGAATCTTTGCGAGATTTATTTGATGCTGCTTCTCAAGTTGCTCAGCAGTAAAATTGGCTTGCTGTTGAGTGATTTTTTGTGCAGCCAGCGCGGTCTTTAAATCCTCAAAGTCCTGTTTATAACTGGCGTTCTCCTTCGCCTCTGGTAAAAGTTTTTCTGCTGCCGCCTGAGCTCTTATGGCGTTGCCAGTATCCCATTTCGCAGCTGCATATTTACCTGCAAGCGCCAAGTCAGCCTTGGTAGCAGCGCTTCCAAGTGACTGTTGAGCGGTAAGAATGGCTTGCTCTCGGCTTAGCTCTCGAGTCGAATCGCCAGCCAGCAATGATTGCTGTCTAAGATTCTCTAGCTTCTGCGCTACCGACTCCGCCTGATTTGCAGCCTTTTTGCTTTCTGCTGTGGCCGCTTTGTCCTCTTTCTTTTTATCCTTAGTGGCTTCTTTCGCTTGATTAGTCTTTACATACACTTCCTGAAGCTTGGCGACAGCCAGCGGATCGACCACCCCTGCGTCTTCAGCATCATAAGTAGCTTGTAAGCGTTCGCGCTCGTCACCTTCTTTCTTGGATAAAGCTAAGCGGCGCTCTGCCTGCTTAATTAGCTTTTCACCATCACTGCCACCCCAATTGATTTTCAGGCTTTCAGCATTAAATTTCTGCAAGGCCGCCGTCGACTCATCCAGTTTGCCCGCAAGGAATGACTGCGTTTGCCCGAGAAATGAGGCCTTTTTCTCCGCTTCTGCTAGTGCCAGCGCACCGTCTCTGGCAACTTTCATTTGCGCTACGATGCCGTCATTCACCTGGATATTGATGAGTCTTAATGCATCTTGGGACTCGTTGAGAGTTCTTACCTTGGTGTTGAGGTCGCGGTTTGCTTTCGCCAGTTCATTAGCGAGATCGCTGGCTACACGTAGGTGTCCGTTGTTAGTTTCATCACCGCCGCCCATCTGGGCCGCAAGATCAATTCGTTCTTGGTATTTTTTATTCAGGTCGGCGATGTTTTTTTCTAAATCGGCGATCTCTTCTTTTTGATTTTTAATAGAAGAAATTGTATCCGCGCGTACACCCTGAGCCTGTGCGAGATTCATTTCCTTCAGCTTCGAAATTACGCTTGGCAAAGAATTCGCAAATTCGACACTCGCTTTTCTGGCCTCCTCCTGTCGCTGCGCATACAGATACCAACCAGCAGCAACAATCGCAATCACGCCCAGAGGTCCTCCAAGCGGGCCAGTAACCATGTTGATTGTTTTCATGGCATTCGCAGTGGTAAGTCCGGTAGCGGCCAATCTTGCTTGCGATGCAGCAACTACATTATTTGTCTGAGCTGCTGCTACCCCTGCCTCAATGTATGCAGTTCTCAACCTTGTTACGTTGGCTAGCGCTGTAGCTTCAGCCGCACTTCCCTTTGCAACCTGATATTCCATTAACGCCAGATTCCAGGCTGATTCAGCGGCACTCTTATCAGCCATCGCTTTTCTTTGAGTGACTAAAGCTGCAGCAACTTCTTCCTTTGCCCTCGACCTCGTGGCAACCGCCTGGCTTAAGGATGCTGCAGCCTGCCTTGCTTGGTTCTGCGTTGCCAGCGCAAGAGCTCCAATAAATCTCCCTCCAAAAATCAATGCCGCCGCACCTACCGCCTGTGCAACAACATCAAGGTTTTCGCTAAGTGAGATTACACCCTTGTTGAAGGCATTTATTGTTGTGCTAACGCTTGAGCTTTCGCCGACAAATTTAGTGATGTTGTTGGTGGCGATCGTGAACGCCTGTCCCATTGTGGTCGTCGTATTCGCAAATTCCTTGGCGATCGCATCGCTCTGTTTTAGCAGTCCGTTAACTACTACTTCAGTAGTCAATTTTCCCTGCGCCGCCATTCCACGGAGCTGCCCAATTGTTACTCCAAGAGAATCAGCCAGAGCCACCGCCAAGCGGCTACCGTTCTCTGAAATGGAGTTAAACTCTTCGCCGCGAAGTACGCCTGACGCCAACGCCTGCGACAACTGCGTCATGGTAGAGCTGGCTTCTTCGGTCGTAGCGCCGGATACAGCCAGACCTTTGTTAATTGTCGAGGTGAGCGTTACCAGGTCTTTGGTGCTTGTGCCCGCGCTGCGGGTTGCTCGCTCGAGGCGACCATAGAGTGTTGCAGTAGCCGTCAGGCTGCTCATTGTGTTCTGGGATATATCGAAAACACGCTGAGTAACTTCCGCCAGCGATTCGTTGGCTCGAACGGAGTTAGCCAGTTTGTTATTGACCGTTACCCACTCGTTGCCATACGCAGCTACCTGCTGAATTGATATTGCAGCGATAACGCCGCGCGCCACTGCGCTCAGGCTGGACATGGTGCGCTGCATTGACGCTACAGATCTCTCAGTCCGGGTTACGCTTGCCTCAAGCCTCCCCATGCTGCCACCCATTCCATTCAGTGCGGCATCAACTTCTCGGCGTGCGGCAAGTAAGCGCGCTGTATCCATGTCAACTTCATAAATGATGCTGCCTGCGTTTAAAGTTCCTGCCATTTGCTGTTCCTCGGGCATAAAAAAACCCCGCCGGAGCGAGGTTAAATTAGAGTTAATTTATCAGTTACAATTGATGGGCCGTCCACGGAATATTATTGAGCCATAGGCCTCATTAGTGCTTTTTACTCTTAGTACCTTGTTGTTTCTAATGAATGCCCAATACAGTTGCTTTCCTGTATATCCGCCGTATGAATTTTTTGCATTTACAAAAACGCAGGTTGAGTAACCATAGATGAAGTCCCTTTGCTCAACCATCACCTCTTTTCTCGGCGCGGTAAATCCTGAGAATTTTGCCGAGTCAGGGTCCTTGAGTTGTTCACGAATGGAGCTTTCAACTAATGATTGATATTCCGTTGGCTTGCTACCTACATCAGCGGTTTCTAAATTTATATTTCTAACTGACTCAGCAAACTCAGCATCTCTTTTTTTTGCATCCTGTAACTGCTGATTAGGCGCGCAGCCTGCAAGCAATATTGCAGAAATTACAGCCGATGCTACTAACAAATTTTTACTCATATCCCCACCCCATCCGTAATTGATGAGATAAATCCTAAAGGGAAACTAACGCAATGGGAAGCAAGAATGAAGTAAGGGCGATGTGATGAAACATCATCGGCCGCAAGTTGCTCTCGCATGGCTGATCACGATATTTTGTCTTCACGTAATAATAAAAATGGAGAGAACATGCCTGCGGTCGATAAGCGCATCCAGCTTCAATGCGTACTCGATAATCTGGACGATGCACAGGTTGAGATTGTTCAACTGAAGATGATTATCGGCCTAATCATCGCCAAACTACCACCTGAACAAAGAGAAGACCTCATTAAGGAGCTGCGAAA